ATGGAAAGAGCAATTATATATTGTGCAAAAACAGGATTAGAGGCTACAGATCATTTTGTGCCGGAGCTGCTTGAAAAGTATTGTAAGGATAATGGCTATGAAATTGTAGCTATGCTTTCAGAGCCTGCTTCTACAGAAGGAGTTTCATTTCCGATGAAATATGCCTTTATCGGTTTAAATATGGAGGAAGATGTTAATACAATCATAACACTTTCAAAGGATATGATTGGTGCAACAGATGAGACCGTTATTGATACACTTGGAAAACTCAGCGAATATGATATCTATGTGGAGGATATTAATGGAGAACTTGAAGAGTGTTATGAGATGATGTACAAAGAGCCTGTTCAGGAAAGTGATATAAGAGGGCTGGTGCTTGATACGGTATCAAAGTTCTATCATAACATCAGGGACGGCAGATAGGAGGCAATATGCAGGATTCCAGAGAAAAAAAGCAATGTCTGATATTTGTAAGGAATAATGCAAATGATACAGCTGACCGTATCGAGGCATATGCAAAAAAGTCCGGCATGAAAGTTGTTGAGACAATTTTTAATACAGATAAAAAAGCGGTTGAACGATTAAGATATTATATTGAAAGAGATGCCATTATCTGTGTGCTGGTAAGAGATGTGGTAGACATTTCAATGGAACTTAATGAGATTAAAGCTGTAATGACACTTGCAGCGGAACATGGAATCAGTATTAATGCAGAGAGCAGGGGCTATGAACCTGCTCTCATTTCTTATGAATGATATGACAGAAGAAAATAGAAAATTAAAACTGATTATATTTCCGGGCGAAACAGTAGTGATTGATGAATATGGGAAACGGATTGTTGCCTGTCCGACAGAGGATGAGGCAGAAGAATATATCAGGGAACAGGAGGAATGACATAGATGAAACTGAACAGGGGCGACATTGTTATTGCAAATCTGGAGTCAGTAAGTAAAGGGAGCATTCAGAAGTATACAAGACCTTATATTATTATCTCAAATAACAAAGCAAATCAGTATTCACCGGTTGTCACAGCAGTAGCCATGTCCACAAAAACATGGAAAAAGAAATATCTGCCAACCCACTGTCCAATACCGGCTGCAAAGGTAAAGGTTACTGACACAGATTTTGAGGTATTTGACAGTATGGCATTATGTGAGCAGATTGTATCCATTGATGTAAATGTCCAGATTGAGAGGGTAGTTGCTTCAATTTCAGATACAGAACTACTTGATAAGATTACAGAATGTGTAAAAATCCAGATTGGGGCATATGAAAAGTACAATTAAATATTACCGGGGCATTTGCTCCGGGTTACATAGCCACCTGTATTTTATGGGTGGCATTTTTACTGAAAGGGGGGATAGATTTTATGACAGCAGAAGAATACAGAGCACTATTAGATGTGGATTTTAACAATGTAAAAATAGAAGATCTGACTGATATTAGAAAAATTAAAATAGATAAAAATCAGCCACAGAGTAAGAGGCAGGCACAGTTCTTAAAACAGGTGGGAAATCCATATATGCTGCGTCGTGGAAGTATGATGATTAAGGTAAGCTTTGCGAATAATGGACTGTCGATGGAACAGGCATTTGAAAATCTGCTTTTGAATGTCTGAAAATTTGTGGTGGAATTTCAAAGTGATATGTGCTATGATGTTTTTGGTATAAAAATTCTAAATTAGTGCATATCACCTTATTGAAAAGTTATCTTCTAACTTAAACAACAATAGGAGGATGTGCATATGAGTCAGATAAGTCAGATCAAAAAGATCTATCATGCAGCCATCTATGTTCGTTTATCGAAGGAAGATGGCGCTGTTGCTTCACATGAAAAAACTGAGAGTAACAGTATCGCAAATCAGAAATCACTGATTAGAGATTTTCTCGAAAACAAAAATGATATTGAGGTTGTGCAGGAGTATGTTGATGATGGTTTCAGCGGCTCTAATTTTGAGCGACCGGCATTCCAGATGATGCTTGAAGATATTAAGAAAGGCAAAATTGATTGCGTTGTCACTAAGGATCTGAGCAGATTCGGAAGAGAATATATAGATTCAGGTATGTATATTGAGCGATTATTCCCTGCTATGGGAGTAAGATTTATTGCAATCAATGATGGTATTGATTCCGGAGAGGCAAAGTCGCAGTCAGATGAGATTATTATTCCATTCAAAAATCTTATTAATGATGCTTACTGTCGTGATATTTCAATTAAGATACGTTCACATCTTGAAATTAAGAGAAAGCAGGGAGATGTAATCACGGCATTTGTGCCATATGGATACAAAAAGAATGATAAAGATAAGCACAAACTGGAAATTGATGTATATGCAGCAAATGTTGTGAAAGATATTTTCAGAATGAAGTTGCATGGAAAAAGTCAGGATGCAATTGCATGTGAACTTAATTCATCAGGAATACTTCCACCGGCTGAGTATAAAGCAAGCACAGGAAGCAATTATCAGACATGCTTTAAGACAAAAGAAAAGTCGGAGTGGACTTCAGTCATGGTAAGGAGAATCCTTACAAATGAGGTTTATATAGGTAATCTCGTACAGGGAAAACAGACAACACCGAATCACAAGGTCAAAAAGACCATAATCAAAGAAAAATGCGAATGGATAAGGATTGAAAAGAACCATGAGCCGGTTATCACGGACAGGGATTTTGAAGTAGTACAGAGATTGCTTGCAATGGATACAAGAACATCACCGGACAGAGAGGAAGTTTATCCGCTGTCAGGGGTAGTTACCTGTGGCGGCTGTGGGATTCCCATGGTAAGAAAAACTTCAAAAGTGGGTGGTAAAACTTATGCCTATTATCTGTGTGCAACCCATAAGGATTCAAAGCAGTGCAGTTCCCACAGAATTTCCACGGATAAGTTGGAAGAAGTGGTGCTAGAGCTTTTACAGACACACATTGATAACATGATTGACCTTAAAAGAATTCTTTCTTTTATCGGCAACGTGCCGTTTCAGCAGCTTGATATGAAAAAGCTTGAGGAAAGGCGTGAAAAGAAACAGGCAGAAGTAGACAGATGTGCAGATCTCAGAGGAATGCTTTATGAGGATATGAAGGATGGTATTATTTCAAAGGAAGATTACAAGGAACTTCATGCAGCATATGAGCAGAGAAAAAAGAATGCTGAGATTGCTATTCATCAGATTGAATTGGAAATGGATGATGTGTTGAATCGTAAGAGCAAAGGCTTTGTATGGCTTGATTATTTTACGGAACATAAAAACATTGAGAAACTCACGAGGGAAGTGGTTGTATCTCTTATCCGTGAAATAAAGGTATTTGATAAGAATCACATTGAAGTAGTGTTTGACTTTGATGACTGCTACAAGGAATGTCTTGATGTAATAGAAAGTCAGGGACATTTTGTTGAAGTGGACAGTACGGGAAAACTGAATATCAGATTAAAGGAGGCTGTGTAGTATGGCAAGAAAGAGTAGAAAAAATACGCCGATTGCAGTTGCAGAGCCAACTGACAATCTGACAACAAAAGCAGTTTTAAGCCTGGATAAGGAGGCAAAACCATATCAGGTTGGAATCTATGCGAGACTTTCATTCGAATCAGAGGCGAATAAGGAAAGAGATACTGTAGATACACAGATTGCATATATCAGAGAGTTTATTAATGGGCAGGATGATATGGTAGAAGTTTGTGTGTATGCTGATATATCTGTTACAGGAACAACTTTTGAAAGACCGGAATTTGACCGTATGATTCATGATATCCGGGCAGGCAAAATCAATACTGTTATTACTCGTGATCTTAGCAGACTTGGCAGAAATTATGTGGAAGCAGGCAACTACATTGAGAGGGTATTTCCTTTTCTTGATGTGAGATATATTGCTATCACAGATGATTTTGATACTGCAAGACCGGGAACTGATTTATCCGTACCGTTTAAGAATATTGTGAACGAATATTATTCCAAAGACCTTTCAAAGAAAGTAGAGACCGGAAAGCATAGTATTTGGGCACAGGGCGGCTTCAGCGAGGGAACGCCACCATATGGATATTACAGGGCTACAGATGGTTCAAGAAAGCTTTTGATTGATGAAGAGGTATCTGACAATGTAGTTAGAATTTTTAATATGTTTTTGGATGGGAAGGGATATGCTGGTATTGCAAAGACTTTGCAATACGAAGGAATTCTTTCACCTCCGAAATACAGATTCTATAAGTCAGGAAAGATTGAACTTGCTGAAAAAGCAAGAGAATGGCACTATTCGCATGTAAAAGAGATACTCCAAGGGGAATATTACATTGGAAATATTGTTCATGGAAAGCAAAGGAAGGCTCTTGATACCGGGAGAAAGAATGTTAAAACAGATGCATCAACATGGCAGCGAATAGAAAATGTTCATGAACCAATAATTGATAAGGACACTTTCTACAAAACAAGGGAGAGAATGGAGCATATCAAAAAGAAGCATTTAGAAGCATCAAAACCTAAAGCTGATGTTCCAAATAAGCCGGATAATATTCTGGTATATAAAACAAAATGCGCCTGTTGTGGAGGCAGTGTATTGATTGGCAGGCATCACACTTATTCAGAAAAGTTCTATTATAAGTGTAAGAACCGTAGAAAATTAGCTAGGCTATGTGAAAATAAGTACTCTTATGATTATTCTGAGGTTATGGATAGTGTTTTTTCTGTTATCCGTCAGCATATGAGTTTGTGTGTTGAGAAAACAAAGTTTGTTCAGAAGATGAACAGCAGAAAAGAGAATGTTCTTCAATATGATATTTATACCAAGCAGATAGCAAAACTTCAAAATGATGTAAGAAGAATTACCGCTAACAAAAGTGGTTTGTATGAAGATTATAGGGAACAGTTAATCACTGCGGAAGAACTGTGCCAGTATCAGAGAGAATATGAAAGCAGAGTAAATGAGATTGAAGCGCAGATTACTGAATTGCTTCATCGAAGAAGTCTGTATGAAAAAGAATTTCATATTGATGAAGGATGGGAAGAAACTGTCAATAAATATATGGCTAAAAGAAAACTTACAAAGGAGCTTGTGGATGCTTTTGTATCGGAAATTGTTTTTTATGATGGCAATATAGAAGTTAAGCTCTTGTATGATGATTTCCTAAAGGAGTTGCTTAAAGTGGCAGAAGAAAGAGAGGTGAGCAGCAATGGATAAGACGATAGCTCTCTATATGAGATTATCAGATGAAGATGACAACTTGGCTGCTCATGAGGAAAGTAACAGTATTTCCCATCAGCGAAAGTTAATGCTTGATCATATCCAGAAACTGCCTGAACTAAAGGACTGCAACATAATGGAATTTTCAGATGATGGATATTCCGGAGCAGACTTTAGCAGACCTAATTTTGTAAAAATGATGGATCTGGTAAAGGCTGGTAAGATTCAGGTTATTGTGACGAAGGACTACAGCAGACTCGGACGAGATTATCTTGAAGTTGGTAACTATATGGAATGTATATTTCCGGTTCTTCAGGTAAGATATATCAGCGTGAATGATAATTACGATTCTGCTAACAGCTTTGGTTCAACCGGAGGTATGAGTGTTGCACTGAAAAATCTTGTGAATGCATTGTATTGTAAGGATGCATCAAAAAAGGTAAGAGCCGCTAAGGCAGTGTTGGCTAAGCAGGGAAAGTACATTGCTGCATTTGCTCCTTTTGGATACCAGAAAAGTGAAGATGATAAGCATATGTTAGTGCCTGACCCAGTAACAGCACCTGTTGTCCAGCTGATATTTGAACTGGCTATTAAAGGCATGAAATACACCGAGATTGCAAATTATCTGAATAATAATGGATATGATAGCATATTTGAGTATTACCAAAAGATTGGAGTTAAGAGATGTTATGAAAGGGATATTGGTGAGCACATGTGGAGTGCCAGTACAGTAATGGAGATTTTATATAATGAAGTCTATATTGGTTCTGTAATCAATAACAAGACGGCTGATAATATTGATACCGGTCATCAGGTTGTGCAGAGAGATAAAGAGGACTGGATAATTGTTGAAAACTGTCATGAACCATTAGTTTCTGTGGAAGACTTCAAGCTTGCTCACAAGATGATAGCAAGACGAGAAGTGACGAAGAGAAAACCAAATGGAAAGTGGCGTAAATCGTATATTCGCTGTGGAATATGTGGTAAGGGACTTTATAAATACGGAAATAAATCCTCATACAGATGCCACAACGGTCATGTGTCACGTATTAGAGGTGAAGAACTTGAGGCGACACTTCTAGACATTGCTAGAAATATGGCATTGGCTCAGTTGCAGGAATTTGAGTTGAAAACTGATGGCGGTAATTGTCCAGATAATCTTGAAAGGGAAATCGAATCACTTAAAAAGTCAAAGGCACACTATGCAAAGCTAAAGTTTGAGATATACGATGATTATACAAAAACAAATATCACTCGTGATCAGATGGCAAAAAAGACTGCAGAAGTTAAGCAGAAAATCGCAGAGATAGAAAGTCTGATTACAGAGAAGCAGGAAACACTTGATATGCAAAAGGATCTCTTTCTTGATGCAAAGCAGGAACAGCTAACAAAGCTTAGTAAGTTGGATGAGTTTGATGAAGAAGTAATCAGATATCTCATTGATTATGTGTTGGTGTATGATAATGAGCATATTGAAATCAGATGGAACTTTGATGACTTTCAGGCTGGATGATGGTATAATCAGTAGTAATAGCGAGAAAACAAAATTATAAAGAAGTAACATGGGGAATCTTGCTAAAGGTTCCCCATTGATAAAAAAAATTAATTTTTTTTTGTTTCTTACTTGACACGAGCAGAGGCACATCATGTCCCAGCAGATACCTACCGGAAAATCATGGATCATTTTACACCAAAGTTATGGCTTGGAATGACCGCTACGCCGGACAAACGTGATGATAACGTGGAAGGCAGAAATGTTTATGAGATTTTCAATTATCAGATCGCATACGAGATACGACTGCAGCAGGCGATGGAAGAGAATCTTCTCTGCCCGTTCCATTATTTTGGGATTACGGATTTGTCTATGATTGGAGATGAGGAAGCAGCCAGAGATTTTAACATGCTTACAAGTGATGAGCGTGTGAGACATATTGTGAATCAGGCAGATTATTATGGGTACAGCGGCGATAAAGTGAAGGGACTGATTTTCTGCAGCAATATAAAGGAAACAGAGGAACTGTCCGCAAAGTTCAATCAGATCATTAATCCGGCGACCGGTAAAAATTTCAGAACCGTTGCTTTAAATGGCAGCGCATCGGAACAGGAAAGACAGGATGCGTTTGAGCGGCTGGCAATGAATGAGGACGAGAGTTCAGAAGATAGACAGCCATTAGACTATATTTTTTCGGTTGAAATTTTAAATGAGGGTGTGGATATCGTTGAGGTAAATCAGGTGATCATGCTAAGACCAACGCAGTCCCCGATTGTATTTATCCAGCAGCTTGGACGCGGACTTAGAAAAGCCAGTGGAAAAGAGTATGTGGTTATATTGGATTTCATTGGAAATTATAACAATAATTTTATGATTCCGATTGCGTTATCCGGAGACCGCACTTATAACAAGGATAATATCCGGAGATATGTTATGGAAGGCGGAAGGGTAATTCCCGGAGCATCCACCGTTCATTTTGATGAAATAAGCAGGAAAAGAATATTTGCGTCTGTTGACAATGCAAATTTTAGTGATATTAAGCTTATCAAAGAAAATTATAACAACCTGAAAAATAAACTTGGAAGAATTCCGGCACTCCGTGATTTTGATGATTATGGAGAGATGGATGTCATTCGCATTTTTGATAATAACAGTCTTGGTTCTTATTACAAATTTCTTGTGAAATATGAAAAGGAATATACCATTCGTTTATCGGAAGATGAAGAAAAAGTCATTGAGTTTGTTTCAAAGAAGTTAGCAAGTGGTAAAAGAATTCAGGAGTTACAGCTGCTAAAAAGAATCTTAGTATATACGCGGGGCATTTCAAAGATTGGTTTGTTTGCAGGGTTAGAGAATGATCTGAAATCATATGGAAAAGTGATGAGTAAAGATCAGCAGGAGAACATTATTCATGTTATGACAAATGAGTTTCCGGCAGGATCGGGAAAGAAAACGTATGCGCAGTGTGTTTTTATCGAGAAAGATGATTCGGATTATAAACCAGCCAAATCTTTTGCCGAGATGCTTGCCAACAATGATTTTTACAATATTTTAAAAGAGCTTGTGGATTTTGGAATCAGCCGTTACAAGAGAGATTACAGTAAGACTTATGGGCAGACAGATCTGGTGTTATATCAGAAATATACATATGAAGATGTGTGCCGTCTTCTTAACTGGGAGCAAAATGAGGTGCCATTAAATATTGGTGGTTATAAGTTTGATAAAAAAACAAATACTTTTCCGGTGTTTATCAATTACGATAAAGCGGAGAATATCAGCGATACCACAAGGTACGAAGACCATTTTGTTCCGGGCTTTCGGGACCGTTTGATCGCGATTTCCAAATCGGGAAGAAGTATGCAGTCGGAAGATGTACAGAATTTTCTCAAGGCAAAAGAAAGAGGAATCCAGGTGGAATTGTTTGTCCGAAAAAATAAGGATGATAAGATTTCCAAAGAGTTTTATTATCTTGGTCACATGACAGCCAGTGGAAATGCAAAAGAGTTTACGATGGCAAATACAGAGAAAACAGCCGTTGAGATAGAGTGGATCCTCGATGTGCCGGTTCGGGAAGATATTTATGAATACATTGTCAATGCGTAAATTGCCATAATAGAATACTTGTGGAGGTTGTATGAAGGTAATCAGAGTGGTTGCGGCAGTTATAAAAGCAGCAAATGAACAAGGTGAGCCAATGATCTTTGCCACACAAAGAGGCTATGGCGATTTAAAAGGCGGCTGGGAATTTCCGGGTGGTAAAATTGAAGAAGGGGAAACTCCAAAAGAAGCCTTAAAAAGAGAGATTATGGAAGAACTCGATACAGAGATTAAAGTGGGAAAACTCATAGATACGATCGAATATGATTATCCTACGTTTCATCTGTCCATGGATTGCTTCTGGTGTGAAATTGTAAAAGGTGAGCTTGTACTGAAGGAACATGAGGCGGCAAGGTGGCTGACGCGGGAGCAATTAGGCGAGGTGGAGTGGCTGCCGGCGGATGTAACATTGATTGAGAAAGTTGGAGATGAGATGATACAGCAACCTTAAGAGGTATGGTATTATCTAAGTCATGAGTAGAAATGGTAAAAAGGTAAGGAGACTGTCGTATGAATCTGCCATATAGTGACAATTTAAATATTGGTTATCTGAGCCGGATGTTTGATCGTAACAGAGTATCAAATTGCTATAAATACTTTTGGATGCTTGCAATTTTAAATAAAATTTCTGTGGAAAAAACATCATTTACTTATAATGAATTGTTAGATGAAATGATCGTCCACGCATGGTATATGGTGACAGAATTTAATCTTAAGCTTGGTCCCTGCAATACGACAGACAACCTGGAAGAAGTAGTAAGATATATTTCCACGGAATATAAGCTGGCCTCTACCGTGGAGGAAGGAAAACTCCATGAATTTTTAAGAACAACAGAAAATGTGAGGATCGATAAATATAAAGAAAAACTCATCGTAAATGTTCCGTATTGCCTGCAGAGTCCGTTTTACCCGGCAATTAAATCTCCGGGCAAAAGCAAAATTGCGGAAATTAACAGGCAGAAGCACCTGCTTTATTATTTTATGGATTTTCAAAAGCTGGATACAAGGGTGGAAGTAAATGATGAATGGGCAGAGTATCTGATCCGAAATAAAGAGATTCTAAAAGACTGGGTCAATTATAATCTGATCGGATATTTGCAGGATCGGAATCCTAGCGTGCCGGGTATTGCAGATAAATTGGCAAAACCGAAGAAACGAAATTTAACGAAAGTGACGGACTACTGGAACTTACTCATAGAGTTAGATCCATCGATCAGAGATATTTACGGAAAGATAAATTTGTCAAAAGAAAAAATATCTATTGATCATTTTGTCCCATGGCAGTTTGTAGCACATGATGAACTTTGGAATCTCAGTCCGACGACGAAAACGATTAACAGCAGTAAGGGGAACAAACTTCCTAGGTGGGAAGAGTATTATGAACCATTGGCGCTGTTAGAATACAAAGCTTATCGTATCTGTGACGATAACCCGGTTGCAAAAGCAAAGTTTGAGGAATGTGCAAAATATCATATCAATAATATGGATGTCCGAAACAGTCTTTATGCAGAAGGGTTAGACGATGGGCAGTTTCCGGAGAGGCTGGGCAATATATTAAAACCAGTGTATGAGTCGGCGAAGCTGTGTGGATTTCAGGAGTGGTAAAGGGCGGGAAAATCAGATATCTGAGCCGATCAATAGAAATGGAGGATAACACAATGAACGAAACATTAAAAGTATTGGAAACAAGAAGAAGCTGCAGAAACTTTGACAAGGAAAGAATGGTATCAGAAGAAGATATCCAGGCTGTCGTAAAGGCTGGTACCTATGCGGCAACCGGTATGGGAAGACAGAGCCCGATCATTATTGCCGTGACGAACAAAGAATTAAGAGACCGGTTATCTGCAGAAAATGCAAAGATTATGGGGACTGCGACAGATCCATTTTATGGAGCGCCTGTAATTCTGATTGTTCTTGCAGACAAAGACATACCAACCTATCAGTATGACGGTTCCCTTGTCATGGGAAATCTTATGAATGCGGCGGAAAGCCTGGGTCTTGGCAGCATTTGGATTCACAGGGCAAAAGAAGAGTTCGAGTCGGACTTTGGAAAAAAGATTCTTGCAGATCTTGGCATTGAAGGCAATTATGAAGGAATTGGACATTGCGCAATCGGATATGCAGCCGCACCTGCCAATGCGCCGGCACCGAGAAAAGAAAACTATGTTTATTATGTAAAATAGCCGCCGGTAATACCAATAGAGCTGGAGAACATCATGACTTTAACCGCAAAAGATTATTACTATCATCAATTAAATAAAGAACAGAAAAAAGTTTATTACGCCGTGAAGGAGGGACTTCTCAAAATGGAGGAGTCGTTTCAGGTGCTTAAACTAAGTAGCCGTGAGCTGGCGGATATATATTTTATGGTTCGTATGGATTGCCCGGAAATATTTTATTCTGTCAAATTTACATACAGATATTATCCTGATTCTACAATGGTTGAACTCATACCGGAGTATCTTTTTACAAGGGATAAGATAAAAGAACATCGCCTGGCAATGAAGTCCCGCGTCAAAAAGCTTGCGCTTTTGGCTGAGAAACTGAGTGAAAAAGAGAAAGAACTTTTCATACATGATTTTATCGTCAAAAATGTGAAGTACGACAAGCTTAAAAAGGAATACTCCCACGAAATCATAGGTGCTCTTGGCAATGGTGTTGCAGTATGTGAAGGCATGGCAAAAGCTGTGAAAATACTTTGCGATGAACTTGGTATCTGGTGTATTGTTGCTCTTTCAGATGCAAACCCCGATAAGGGAATTAAATATCGTCATGCATGGAATGTGATTCGTATCGACGGAAAATATTATCATCTGGATGTGACATTTGATAACACATTATCACGGGATGATGCTGTCCGTTATGATTATGTAAATCTGGCGGATAAACAGATTTTTAGGGACCATGAGCCGGTGATATGGAAAGTGCCGGAGTGCACAGACAGTGATCATTTTTATTATCGCGAGAAAAAATTATCGTGGACAACTGTTGATGAGGTGCGTAACCGTACAAAGCAGGCCGTTAAGAAGAACCGGATTTTACTTTTCCATTGGCGTGGAGGCTATCTGACAAAAGAAGTCCTAAAAGAATTACTTGTGGTATTTGATGAGGAGGCCAGTGTAAAAGGAAAACAGGCGTATGTATCGGTCAACTGGCCACAGGCAGTGATCCGTGTGAGGTTTGAAGATGGGGCTGGTGAGGAACAGGTTGAGATGGAAGATGCGAATGAGGGGGAAAGGTAGTTTGGAGGTGCGATATGCCTAAATCGTCAAATCAGAAATTGAAACTTATATATCTTATGAAAATCCTTTTGGAGAGAACAGATGAAACGCACAGTATTACTATGTCAGAGATTATTGATGCACTTGCAGCATACGATATAAGTGCTGAACGTAAGAGCTTATACAATGACATTGAAAATCTCAGAGTATATGGTTTGGATGTTATCGGAACGCAGGAGGATAGGACTTATTCATGTCATATAGGAAACAGGCAATTTGAATTGGCAGAATTAAAATTACTGGTTGACTCTGTACAGTCTGCAAAATTTATCACGGCTAAGAAGTCAAATGAACTTATAAAAAAGATAGAGGGACTTGCAAGCAAATACGAAGCATGTCAGTTACATAGGCAGGTGTTTGTGGCTGGTCGTGTAAAGACAATGAATGAAAGCATTTATTACAATGTTGACCGGATACATACAGCAATAGCAGAGAATTCAAGGATAACATTCCAGTACTTCCAGTGGAACGTTGATAAAAAAATGGAGCTTCGGCACGGTGGATCACTTTATGAGGTCAGTCTCTGGTCTTTATCATGGGATGATGAGAATTATTATCTCATAGCATATGATAGTTCTGAGGGGATAATTAAACATTTTCGTGTAGATAAAATGCTTTATATTAAATCAAATGGGAAAGGAAGAGAAGGACGACAGGTTTTTAAATCATTTGATATGGCTGCATATGCCAGAAAAATGTTTGGAATGTATGGAGGAAAAGAGGAATGGGTGCGTATTGAGTGTGATAACTCTTTTGCAGGTGTAATGATAGATCGTTTTGGTAAAAATGTATCTATGATCAGGCTGGATGATAAACGCTTTGTTGTCAATGTGGAAGTCGCAGTCAGCAGACAGTTTTTAGCATGGATTATTAGTCTTGGTGAAGGCGTAACACTTGTTGGACCGGATAATGTTGTCGAAATGATGAACATTGAAATTGATAGATTGATAAAACAATATAAAAAATGAGAACAAAAATTCGATATGCAAGGTGTGTTTATGGGACACCCAGGTCTTTATAATAGGAATCAGATAAGAGATAAACTCTTACTGGTTCTTATTTTTTTGAAATAAACGAAGTGTGTAAAAATGATGGAACATTAGAATAGGAGGTGCCTATGGGAACAGATTGAAGAACAGGAAGAAAATATTAAGGATGAATTTGTTTCGCCAATAAAGGAACTCACATACGATGAGGTAACAGAGCCGATTGAAAAGAATGTTACATCGTATGAATTGTCAGAAATGGACTGGGCAGAATATCTTACACATTTTACATATCTTGTAGAAGGTCTGAAGGACTATAGAGACGAGTTGTCAAAAAAACATTCAGATATAGATCAGAAGATTTGCGATATTCTTCATTATATTGAATTATGTGAAACCGATGATAATGAGGCTGCGGATCTGGTTGAACTGTTAAGGGTATGCAGGGAAAATAGAAGAGACATCAAAGATGAACTGCAAAGAATTGAATACTTTCAAAACAACCTCGGAACTAATGCGAATGCTGCTAAGGCAAAACAGGCATTAAAATGTATCAAAGGTTTGGAAACAAGAAAATACAAACCTAGAAAGTATGAAGAGTTGTTTGAAAACTGTGTACTTAAAGACAGACGATTGCAAAGAGAAGATATATATGAAACGGTTTATAATAGCCAAAATACAAAGCAAAGATATAGCATTGAACCGACATTTAATGATAAAGGTGGTGAAGAAACAATGGTACAAGAAAGAAACTATACTCCATTTGATGGAAAAGAGAATGACTGGGTTTCATTTGCAAAACAACAGGCGTAGTTTTATAGAAATGCAGGACAGTACATAACAAATCTTCAGATAGATATTAAAGAGATAGAGGCAGAGATTGAGGATATAATGGGTGTTTCAGAGCATAGTGAAGTGACCAAAATGCAACCTGTAGAGAATGAGCAGGAAGAGAAAATGCATGTGATAGAATACAGTTGAAGGAGGCGATGATTATGGCAAGAACAGCAAATGTGTTTGCTCGAGTTGAGCCTGAACTTAAAGAACAGGCTGAAAGTGTATTAGATCAGTTAGGAATTCCAATGTCAAATGCAGTAGGAATGTTTCTACGGCAGATTGTTTTGCAAAAGGGAATTCCATTTGAAATGAAATTACCAAGAACGGCACCGTTGACCTATGGTTCTCTTACGAAAGAACAATTTGATAAAGAAATTGAAAAAGGTATGTCTGATGTAAAAGCTGGCAGAGTTTACTCAGCAGATGCCATTGAAGCTGAAATGAAAAGAGATTTTGGCATATGATTTTTTATGTGGCATATTCCGCTGAAGCAAGACAGGATTTGAGGGACATTTATGAATATATTGCGTATGAATTGTTGGTACCTGAAACAGCTGCCGGACAATGGTTGCATTGTTCGGAACGATAGGAAATAGCAATACAAGTTGTAGGCAGGTGGCTACCCAGGAGCAGATGGACCGATTTTGAAAAACTCTGTATCAATTTTCTTTACAGATAAACTTTGTTCATAGATTTATGGTATAATCAGTTTAAGCGCTTGAATAAAGGAGATGGTTATACCATGAATCTGTTTTGCGAAGAGGTTCATAAACTGGAGGCGGAATTTAAACAATGCCGGAAACTGCTGAACGCTATCGGGGATGAGAACCGCCAGCTCCTTATATGCGTCATGATGAATATGCCGGTTGATGGCGGCCTTGTATTGGAGATTGTCGAGCAGACGCATCATCCGGGTTGCCATTCCTTGATATGAAAAAGATCACAAGGGAGTCACTTAAGAAAGCCGAAAAAGGCAGCGGTGTCTATACAATGGGCTCGGTTTATAAACTGCCGGATACATGGACACCGACTTTTGACCTGAGCAATCACGAAAAAGTATCGGCACGAAATGATTATGCGGAGAAGCCGCTGAAAAAAGTTGTCGAAGAAATCGTCGAGAGAAAAAATGGAGATCGGATGCAGCGGAATATGCCGTATTTTGTCAGGCTTGTCGTTGATTATTTCTATGACCGTATGAGAAAGACGAAAAACCTTCAATACGGTGACAGAACACAAAACCACGGGCAATACAAAAAACCATATACAAAGATTTGAACTAATCAGGTCAGGACAGTTTTATTTTGATGCCTGCTGCAACTCGTCCAAGACCGCATTCCTGAAAAATGCTGAGAAGAAGGGCTGCAAAATCCTGAATGGTCTTGGTATGTCCAGTTCCAGAGGGCTGCTCAGATCGAATTATGGACCGGACAGAAGGCTCCACTGGATGTGATGCGAAAAGAATTAAAGGAGATTATCCGGAAAGAAAATGAGAAGGCGCAGACGGAATGATTCTGTAATTCCTTTACTTCATGGGAGATAAATGTTATAGTGAATTTATAGTGAATAGAGAAACGCGATAGCGTAGTAAGCAATAATTTCAGATGATCCAGGTTTGATCAGAGAGGAGAAGAATATGAACAACTATTGTATGATCCAGAACTCCAAAACGTTTGCATTTTCCGCAGAGAATCCAACCGGTGTACGCGCAGGTGGTTCCCAGGGCGGTGACTGCACCAAGCTTCGTCCGACCGTGATGATTCCTGCAGGGGAAACCGTAACTCTGGTAGATGCTGCAGGACCGGGTGTGATCCAGCATATGTGGTTCACCGGATATGTCGGGCACCATTTTATCATCCGTATGTATTGGGATGATCAGGAATATCCGTCTGTGGAAGCTCCGCTCTCTGCATTCTTCGGATGTGCCTATGATGAAAATTTCGTGGACCGGGATGGCAAATATCCGGTGTTGAATTCTGCCATGATGCTGGTAGCTCCTGGTCGCGGCTATAACAGCTATTTTGAGATGCCGTTCCATAAGAGAGCTCGGATCACGATGGAAAACCGTGGTGACAAGGATGAAAATCTCTATTATATTATCACCGGAGCTTATCAGGAGATTCCGGCGGAGGCTGGTTATTTCCATGCCACCTATCGCCAAGAGCATCCGGTTCAGAAGGGTCGTACCTACACAATCGTTGACGGAATCGAAGGCAGGGGACAATTTGTTGGTGTGACTCTGGCAACTGGTATGAATGGCAACAATACCTGTTGGGTAGAAGGCGAAGCCCGCATGTATCTGGACGATGATCCGTATCCGTCTATCCACTATACCGGAACTGAAGACTACTTCGGCGGTTCCTATGGATTTGGAAATGACATCATCATCAAGAGCTATCAGACCTTCAGCGGCTTATATACCGGCATGTATGCAATCTATGGAGACAACCGGGAATTCTATAACGGACAGCAGAGATTCCTGCTGTATCATTTCCATATTGCAGACCCGATCCGTTTTGAGAATAAGTTTCGTATGACACTCGACAATATGGGCTGGACCGGACCGCGTTACGATGATTACACCAGTGTTGCTTATTGGTATCAGACCCTGCCGTCCGCACCGCTGATGCCACTGCCGACAGATGCAGAGATGTGTATGAGATAATAGAACCAGATTGGAGATGTCAGATAGATTGGTTTTAACCTTGCGACACGTCGCATCGGTTATATCGGACTGACATCAGAGATTTGCCGGAAAGGATAGAGGCATTATGTTACTGGAAGAGAAGTTTTTGGAATTTCATCGTTATGCCAGCAGCCACAATCTGCCGCTGGAAGCTATCAGTGTCGGAGATGAGAACAAGGTACTCTGTGAGATGCACTACGCAGCAAATACACCGAGAAATATTTATTCACATACCAAGAGTTTTACGGTAACAGCAGTTGGACTCGCAATGGAAGAGGGAAAACTAAGCCTGGAAGATCATGTGGCGGAAGTGTTTAAAGATAAACTTCCTTCAAATCCGGATCCAAATCTGGAGAAGATTCAGTTGAAACATCTGCTCTGCATGTCCAGTGGCTTTGGTAAGGCACTTCTGATGAATGAGGACAGACGTCCGGGCGTCGGCGCACCGGATTATGAGAAATATATGATGGCACAGCCGGTTCCTGTGGAGCCAGGCAGTGCATTCTGCTATTCCTCTGCCGACAGTATTCTGGCTGCTCATATGGTAGAACGGGCCGTTGGCAAGCGGATGGGAGAGTATCTGTATGAGAAGGTATTCCAGCCCCTTGATATGGGATGGCCGCTCTGGGAGCATGATCCACAGGGACATCCGAATGGCGGCGGAGGTATGTATCTGACTTGTACCGAGATGATGAAACTGGGACAGCTCTATCTGGCTGAGGGTAACTGGAAGGGCGAGCAGATTGTCAGCAGGGACTGGGTGCAGGAGGTGTCCACCCCGAAATTTACCTTCGAGCCATCTGCAGATCTCTGGCATGTAGGATATGGCTATCAGTTCTGGATCAGTCCATATCCAGGATCCTATCGTGCTGATGGCGCATTCGGACAGATTACAACGATTCTCCCAGAGAAGGGATTGGTTGTTTCCATCCAATGTCCGGAGCGAGGTAATTTCGATCAGGTGAAACGTGCGCTGCATGAACATTTTCTGATGGAATTGTAAGAATAGACTTGCAACAATATGCTATAATTTGCCCAGAAACCGTACTTTTGGCTGCAAAGTAAAAATAGCAGAATATAAGAATAAATTACAATGGGGATGTGATAGAGGGAGAGGATCAGCTGGGCTGGTCCTTTTTCAGTGGAGTTAAACTTGTCTGAGTAATATGCTACAAACAAGTTTGTGGACTGAAAAAACCAAAATAAAAGTGCCGAAAAATACAAGACGCAAAACATTAAGTAAACGCAATAATTAAATGCAAAATATCGAATTGATTTGACTCTTTGCGTTTTACTGAGGTATAATTTGCGTAAGATGAGGAATAATATTGCGAATGACAGGAGCTGATATATATATATGAAAACTTGTAAAGAAAAGGCTTTAGAGTGGAATGTTTCTCCACGTTCCGTAAATGATATGTGCAAAAAAGGAAGAATACAGGGTGCAATAAAAGAAAAAGGATCTTGGTTAATTCCAGACGACTCTCCAAAGCCAATGGATAGAAGAGTGTCTAATGGAAAATACATCAAGAAAAATATGGTTGCGAAAGCAGAAGTTAAATCATTACCAATCGGCATCTCTGACTATGTTCGTGCGCAGGAAGAATATTACTATGTCGACAAGACGTTATTAATCAAAGAATTCTTGGATCAAAAGCCATTGGTATCTTTGTTTACGAGACCAAGGAGATTCGGAAAGACCTTGAATATGGATATGCTCAGAGTGTTCTTTGAAATATCAGATAAGAATACTAGTAAGTATTTTGCCGATAAAAATATTTGGCAATGTGGAGAAGAGTATCGTTCACATCAAGGAAAATATCCAGTCATATTCTTAACTTTTAAGGATGTTAAATTTGATACTTGGGACGCAACAATAGATAAAATAAGGGGACTACTTCAAGAAGAGTATGGAAGACATCAAGAGCTACTAAATAGTGATAAGCTCTCACAATATGAGAAGGAGTATTTTACAAAGATTATTAGCGCTACAGCTAATGAAGTGGAGCTTACTTCTTCGCTAGAAAGACTATCTAAAATGCTTGCTTCACATTATGATAAGGCTCCAGTAATCATTATTGATGAATATGATACTCCGATTCAAGAGGGATACTCTAAGGATTTCTACGATGAAATTATTGGATTCATGAGAAATTTCTTTTCAGGAGCATTTAAGGATAATAAGAATTTATCCTATGGTTTCCTAACAGGAATTTTGCGTATTGCTCAGGAAAGTATCTTTAGTGGTCTAAATAATTTAACAGTGAACTCCGTAATGGATGAAGAATACGATAGCTTTTTTGGATTTACAGAATCTGAAGTGAAAGCAATGCTCAGTTACTATGGAGTATCAGATAAAGAGGAGGAACTTAAAGACTGGTACGATGGATATTTGTTTGGTAGCGAAGAAATATATAATCCATGGTCTGTAATCAACTATATTTCCAAGGGATGCCTTCCTCAAGCATATTGGGTAAATACAGGAAAAAATGAAATCCTTGATGATGTACTAAGAGTGGCTACAGATGATATTACAGAAAGATTATATGACCTTTTGCAAGGAGAAAGAGTAGTTGCAAGAATTGATCAAAATGTGGTGTATAGATCGCTTGCGGAGGATCCAGCAAATATTTATAGCTTATTGTTGGTTGCTGGCTATTTGAAAACTCCTAAAAAGGAACTGCAAGCAGATGGTTCATATTTATGTGAAGTATCAATTCCAAATAGAGAGATTGCAGCTGTATATAAGAGTGAAATCTTGTCACATTTCTTGCAAACTGGAGCAATTACAAGGACTACAGCAAATAAGATTGCAGAAAGTCTTTATGCCAATGATTACAAGAAGTTGCAGAGCGCTATTGGGGAATATATGGATAAATCAATTAGCTTCTTCGATGGTGGAGCTGAAGGATTTTATCATGGTTTGATGCTAGGATTAATAGCATTAATGGATAATCAGTATAAGATTAAATCGAACCGAGAATCTGGAGATGGCAGATTTGATGTTTCTTTAATTCCAAGAGAAAAAAGGTATCCTGGTATTATTTTGGAATTAAAGTGGAAAGAAAAATTAAGCGATGTTGAGCTTGAAAAATGGTCTAATGAAGCATTAAAGCAAATTGGTGAGTTGCGATACGATTCTGAAATGAAAGAGGATGGAATTACGGAAATCTTGAAGTTTGGAATTGCTTTTTCGGGGAAGAAAGTATGTGTAAGAACTGAGTAGAACAAGAATTTAGTGCAAAGGAGGCGATAGTATGTTTCCAACAATTAATAAAAAAGAAACAGGTGTTAATCTTCGAAGAATTATGGATATGAGAGGAGTAAAACCAAAAGATATTCAAGAATATTTAGGGTTTGGATGTGTGCAGAGTGTTTATCGATGGTTGGATGGCGTTAGTATGCCAACAGTCGATAATCTGTATGCAATTAGCAAAATGCTTCAAGTTCCTATGGATTCAATTGTTTGCGGAAATGCTGGAAGAACAAAAAGTCAAATGGATGCATGTCTTACGGATCAGGAGAGAAGAGTTTATACCTACTATAAGAAAATGAGAGAATTAAATGCAGCATAATTTTTGAACTACAAGTTCAATGACATTACATGAATCCTCCCTTAGAATTATATTAAGAGATAATTTTAAGGGAGGATTTTTTATGAGAGAAAAGATGTTAGTAACACAGGCTCTTGACGAAAGAGACCTACTAGTAAAGAAGATATCAGATAAAATTGACAAAGCAAGTTTTGTGGATACCATAAAGCCAAATGAGGATAGAATACAAGCTGCAGGAGTGGAATGGCGGAAAAGTATGGGTTGAAGAAGCATATCCCAATATTCTCTTTGCAAAGGATGGAGAAATATATGATATAGCGGGCATGAAAACAATTGTAATTGGTGGGGCATATAGTGTTGATAAATTTTATAGGTTAAGCAAAGGCTACAATTGGTTTGAAGATGAGCAACCGTCAGATGAGATAAAAGCGTATGTAGAAAAGCAACTTAGTAATAATGACTGGAATGTTGATGTGGTCCTATCACATACTGTTCCGTATGATTATCGACCGGTGGATTTGTTTCTTTCAATGATTGATCAGAGTACAGTGGATGAATCAACAGAGCTGTGGCTCGGAGAGATTGAAAAGAAGCTGGATTACAAATGGTGGTATGCTGGGCATTATCATACATCAAGGGTAAGAGATAAGGTTCAGATAATGTTTGAGGATATAGAGGAGTTTCTACATAGAAAACTAGATTATCAATAAGCTTTGAAAAATAGAAAGTGATGGATTGGAATGAGAAGAAGCAAAAGCTATGAAGTAAGAGACCCAATGAATATATGGAATAAATATGATTTTGCTATGTCAGGTCTCGGAAAGAAAAGCAAAATCTTGGCAAAAATAAAACATTTTTTTAAATGCGTAAAGTGGAGTAAACAGCGTATTACAAGGGGCTATTGTGATTGTGATGTTTGGGAGATGTTTTCTTTTCTTCAGACGCTTATTCCGGATATGCTGCAAACACTGAAAGATACAAGAACGGGTTCACCAGGATATTTGGGAGAAAACTATACCAATGAAAATGGAATTCTTGTAAATGATACCTGCCATGAGGAGTGGAATTGCATTCTAGACAAAATGATATTTTTATGGCGAGAAGCGGAGAAAGATACATGCTCACAAAAGAATCCATTTGATGAAGCGCATTCCAAAGCAATGGATGAATTTACGGAACGATTTGGATTATTTGGAAATAAACTTCAAACTGAGAAAGAATTAGAGGAAAATAGAAAGCGCGGTGGCGGAGGAACAATTCATTTTATGGATGAGTTGCCTGAGTATAAAGAGATTTCCGATAAATATCGCGAAGAAGAAAAGCGTTTGGAAGAATATAGAAGAAAGTGTAAGGATGAAGCTATAGATATGCTTAAACAATATTTCTATGACCTGTGGGATTGAGTTATTAGTAAATCTTAAACCAAAAGTTTAATGCAATTAGTAATAGAATCCGTTATACTAATCATCTACAGGTAAACTTGTGATTCGAGATGGAAGAAAATTACGGAGGTACAAAGAGATGGAACCAATGTATTTGCAGGTCCTGCAAAAAGAAACAGGAAGACAGATTAAGAAACTGCTCGTGGAAAATGGTTATACCGTGAAAGACGTGCAGAATGCTATGGGATTTGAAAATCCACAAGCAGTCTACAAATGGATTTCAGGTAGATCATTACCGAGCTTAGACAATTTTGTAATCTTAAGCAGATTACTGCACACCAGCATAGAAGATATCCTCGTCATTGACGGGGATATTGTTCGTTTATGA